AGAAAGAAACCCTTGCTTCTATGGACTTTGATGCACAGAAGTTTGCTCAAGAGTTTGAGTGTGAGTTTCTGGGTAGTTCTGGTACACTCATTGACGGGTCTAAACTCAAGCAACTATTTCACAAAACACCCATTCAAGACCAAGCCGGTATCAAAGTATACGAGCAACCGCAAAAAGATAGAATGTATGCTTGCGTAGTTGATGTGTCAAGAGGTAAAGGTTTAGACTATTCAGCCCTTCAGATCATCGATATTACAGCAATGCCATATCAACAAGTGTGTGTATACAAAGATAGTCTTGTCACACCTATCGAATATACTGATGTTATACATAGAATGACAACATATTATAATAATGCACACACTCTAGTTGAGATAAACGATATTGGTGGACAAGTGTCCGATTTGCTATATTATGAATACGAAATTGAAAATTTAATATCAACTGAATCTGCTGGGAGGTCTGGTAAGAGAATATCAAGCGGATTTAGTGGTAAGAATAATGACAAAGGTATTCGAACAACAAAATCAGTAAAGGCTACTGGATGTTCTATTCTAAAGATGATGATAGAGCAAGACCAAATCATTATTAACGACTTTGACACTATCAATGAACTTTCAAAGTTTTCAAGGAGAGGAAATAGCTATGAAGCAGAATCTGGAAGCCATGACGATTTAGTTATGTGTCTCGTTCTGTTCGCTTGGCTATCATCCCAACAATATTTTAGTCAGATTACAGATATCAACACTCTTACGAAACTGAGGCAACGAAGTGAAGAACAAATGATGCAAGACCTCTTGCCTTTTGGTTTCTATGATGCTGGTAACAATGATTCAACACAAGACATTGTTCATGTTGATCGTGGAGATGGAGGATGGCTATCGTCTCAGTAAAATATCGTTTTTTATAAATAAATAAAATATTCAATAACGATAAATCTCTATTACAAGGAGAAATGAACTATGCCATTTCAAGTAAGTCCAGGCGTCAACGTTACAGAGATTGATCTCTCTACAGTTGTACCTGCCGTATCAACTACTGAAGGTGTTATTGTAGGCACTTTTACACAAGGACAAGTGGAGCAAACAACTCTTATCACCTCTGAGGAAGATTTAGTTGCCCGCTTCGGTAAGCCAAACTCAAACAACTACGAAACATTCTTCACTGCTTCTAACTTCCTATCATATGGTAACAAACTATACGTCACTCGTGTCACAGCCGCAGATGCTGTAACTGCTTCTGCTTCTGGTAACACGACAATCCTCATCGAAACACGCACAGAATCAGAAGCACTTTCTGGTCAAGGCGAGTTCGTCGCTCAATCAGCAGGCACATGGGGTAACAATCTAAAAATCTCAGTATGCTTTGATAGTGCAGACTTCTCTGAAGCAATTACACTCACGACAGGTATCTCTACAGGCGCTACAACGGTTCAGGCTGCTAACAGTTTCTTGACTAGTACAAATCTAGCCGCTGGTGATATTCTTCGTGTTGGTAACACTTCTATCGGGTTCCAAGACCTAACTGTCACTGCTGCCGCTGTAGAATCTGGCAATACAGATTATGCTCTCATCACTTTTGCTCCAGCATATCGTCTATCAGACACTTCACCTACGGCAGCAACTCGTAAGTGGGCACATTATCTGAACGTTGATGCTGCGCCTGGCGCCGCCAACTCCCATATCGTCGTTGTTGATGAAGATGGTGGTATCTCTGGTACAGCAAACACAATTCTTGAAGTTTTTGCCGATGTTAGTAGAACAGATGGTGATTTAGATGACCAAGGTAATTCCATTTTCTACAAGGATGTAATCAACGAGCGTTCAAACTACATTTGGACAACTGCTGCTTCACTTACTGATGGTGCTAACTACATATCATTCACAAATGGTTCTGAAGGCACAAACGGCACTGAATCAACGATTGCTCTTTCAAGACTTGCTAGAGGTATTGACCTCTATCAGAATGCAGAAGAGATTGATATCTCTCTTGTTCTTGCTGGTAAAGCAAACACAGTTATCGCTAACTATCTTATTGATAATATCGCTGAAGTTCGTAAAGATTGTGTTGTATTTCTTTCACCAGAACGTGGTGATGTTGTTGAGCAAGCACTCGGCGCTGAACTAGAGCAAATCACAGACGGCACTACGGATAGTTTTGTTGGCAATATCCGTCGTTCTTCATATGCTGTTATGGACTCTGGTTACAAATATCAGTATGACAAATATAACGATAAGTTCCGCTATGTTCCACTCAATGGTGATATTGCTGGTCTTTGCGTTCGCACAGATGACACTCGTGACCCATGGTATTCGCCTGCTGGTTACAATCGTGGTATCATCAAGAACGTTGTCAAACTAGCGTATAACCCCAAGAAGGGCGAGCGTGATATACTCTATAAAGCCGGTGTTAATCCAGTGATTACACAGGCTGGTCAAGGTACGCTTCTCTTTGGTGATAAGACACTGCTTGCCAAACCAAGCGCATTTGACCGTATCAACGTTCGCCGTCTCTTTATCGTGCTTGAGAAAGCGATTGCAACTGCTGCTAAGTATTCTCTCTTCGAGTTCAACGATGAGTTTACACGGGCACAGTTCCGCAATCTAGTTGAGCCATTCCTTCGTGACGTACAAGGTCGTCGTGGTATCTTTGACTTCCGAGTTGTTTGTGATACATCAAACAATACAGGTGATGTTATTGACCGCAACGAGTTTGTCGGTGACATTTATGTTAAGCCTGCTAGATCAATCAACTTCATTCAGTTGAACTTCGTAGCTGTTAGAACCGGCGTAGAGTTTGAAGAAATTGTAGGTAAGTTCTAATAAAAACGATAAATAGTATTAAACAAAGGAGTTAATATAAATGGCTTTCAACATTCAAGAAATTCGAAGCCAACTAACACTTGGAGGAGCGAGAGCCTCGCTCTTCCAGGTGCAGATTGCTAACCCAGCAAACGGCGCAGGCGATATTAAAGTTCCATTCATGGTCAAAGCAGCACAGATACCAGCATCCACAACGGGTGTGATTGAAGTGCCTTACTTTGGTCGTAAGATTAAAGTTGCTGGTGACAGAACATTCGCTGAATGGACAGTCACTATCATCAACGATGAAGACTTTCTCATTCGTAACGCAATGGAACAGTGGTCAAACTCAATCAACTCTCACGCTGGTAACATTCGTGAGTTTGGTTCTGCTTCACCTCTACTATATAAATCTAATGCTCAGATTACACAGTTCTCAAAGACTGGTGTTCCTATTCGTGAGTATACTTTTAATGGTATGTTCCCAACTGAAGTTTCTGCTATTGATATGGCTTGGGAAACGACTGATGCGATTGAAGAATTTACAGTTACGTTCCAATACGACTTCTGGGAAGTCTCTGGTGGCGTAACAGGCAACTCAACCGCCTAATATAAATAGATTCATATGGGGGCTGGATAGACCAGTCCCCTCTAATCTATAGAGGTATAAAGTATGGCAAATCTTTTTGGTTTCGGGATCAAAAGAAAAGAAGATAAGAAGACTGAAGAAGTTAAGTCGTTTGCTCCAGCAGTAGACGATGAAGGTTCTTTAGTTGTATCGGCTGGTGGTGCTTATGGCACATATGTAGACTTAGAAGGCAATGCCAAAAATGAGGCAGAACTTGTCACTAAGTATCGTAATTTGGTTCAGCAACCTGAAGTCCAAAGAGCAGTTGAAGATATCGTTAATGAAGCAGTTGTAGTAACTGATGATAGAAAAGTGGTTGAATGTGTCACTGATGACATAGATCAACCAGATTCAATTAGAAAAAGAATTCGTGAAGAGTTTGATGAAGTTATTCGCTTGTTAGACTTTTCTAACGTTGGTTATGATGTTTTTCAGAAGTGGTATGTTGATGGTAGACTTTACTATCATGCTATCATTGATGACACAAACGTCCGTGAGGGTATCAAAGAACTTCGTTTCATTGACCCAAGAAAGATTCGTAAGGTAAAAGAGGTTGAGAAGAAGCGTGAAGGCGAAGTAGTAATTCAGAAGACGAAGAATGAATACTATGTCTATAGTGATAAGGGGTTCTCTGCTAAAGGTGGTTCTATCGGTACAGTTGGTGGTATAGATGGAACAAAGGGACTGAAGATTGCTAAAGACTCAATTGTTCATACAACGTCTGGCATTCTAAACGAGAACAATTCTCTGGTTCTTTCACATCTTCACAAAGCAATCAAGCCTATCAATCAGTTGAGAATGCTTGAAGATGCTGCTGTTATCTATCGTATCTCTCGTGCGCCAGAGCGTCGTATTTTCTATATTGATGTTGGTAACTTGCCTAAGATGAAGGCAGAGCAATATCTAAGAGATATGATGGCAAAGCATAAGAATAGACTCGTTTATGATGCATCTACTGGTGAAGTTCGTGACGACCGTAAGTTTATGACAATGCTAGAAGACTTCTGGCTTCCAAGAAGAGAGGGTGGTAGAGGTACAGAAATCACTACACTTCCAGGTGGTCAAAATCTTGGTGAGATGGAAGATATTTTATATTTTCAAAAGAAAGTATATCAAGCACTGAATGTTCCTGTATCAAGACTTGAAGCAGAGAATGGTTTCTCTCTTGGTAGGGCATCTGAGATTACAAGAGACGAAGTGAAGTTCTCTAAGTTTATTAACAGACTTCGTAGTCGTTTCTCTATTTTGTTTAACAAGATTCTTGAAAAGCAGTTGATTTTGAAAGGTGTTATTGCACCAGAGGATTGGCCATCAATCAAGTCGTTCATTCGTTATGACTTCATGCACGATAATCACTTTGAAGAGTTGAAGCAAGCTGAGATTCTACAGAATCGTCTACAGATTGTTGCTGAGATTGACGAATACACGGGCAAGTATTACTCTGAAAAATGGGTTCGTACAAACGTTCTTCAGCAGTCAGAAGATGAAATGAAAGAGATTGATGAGCAGATTAAGGAAGAAGGTGAAGAGAACGGTGATGACTTTGAGGATGAAATGGACGATAATGAAGCGGATGAACAAGAACCTGAACAATCTTAATGATTATAAATATATGGAGTTAATATGATGGCAGAACATAGCGTAGTAGATTTGCTAAAACATGCACATGAAAACGAACCTAGTGATTTCAAAGACGCTTTTCAAAGCGTGATGCAAGATAAACTTGGTGATGCAATTGATGCTAGAAGAGAAGTTATCGCACAGCAGATGATGAATGGTGCCGAAGAGGAAGACTTGGATTTAGATGTTGACCTCGACGATGAGCCAGAAATTGATAGCGCATAAGAATAAAAACAAATTATAAGGAAACCACAAATGCTATCCTTTAAAGATTTACAAGAAGTGCTACAGCCAAAAGCTGCTGGCGAGAAACGTTTTAAAGACAAACACGTTGTTGATACTATTGACTATCCGCTAAATGACGCTGAAATCAATAAGGGTACAAAGAAGTCTCCTGCAAAGAAGAAGCGTATTGCTGATAGTGAAGAGGGTAAAGACGCTGCTGTTTATGAAGAAAACGAGGAAATGACTCCTGCTCAAGAGAAGAAGCGGGAAGAAATTGTTATGGCTATGAAGAAGGACAAAGAGAAGCTACAAGCTCGCTACGGCGAAAGCTGGAAGGCTGTAATGTATGCTACTGCTACAAAGCAAGCGATGAGTGAATCTTTTGAACTTGATGAAGCATTAAATCCAAAAGATAAAAAGGTTGTAGATGCGTTCTATGATGGTAAGTCTATGGATGGTAAAATGTTATCAACTGATGGAAAGAAGTTAGAGAAAACTGGAATGGGTGGTCAAACAATTGCATCTAAATCTGGCAATAAGTTCAAGATTGTTGCAAAAATGGATAGTAAGTCTACTCAAGATGTAGTAAAGTATATTGAAAAATCATTTCCCAAAAATGTAATTGAAGAAGTTGAACTTGATGAAGCCCTACCTCCACATCTTGCCAAGTATATTGGAAAAGATGGAGATTTCACACCAGAAGTAAAGAAGCGGTTAGGCAAAGATTTTATGAAGAGAATGCGAGTTCCTTCTAAAAAGAAGTCTAACGTTAAAGATGTTACACCAAAGGGCTATGGTCCAGATGAAGAACTGGATGAAAGCGCAGCAGGTATTGCTCAACTCAAAAAAGCATATGAGCCACTGCGTGGTAAGAAAATCAGTTTAGATAACGCTAAGAAGCTATCTGCCATTATGAATAAGTTTGCTGACGATAAAGCAATGCTTATGAAGTTAGTCAAAGCAGACATTCCTTTTGTGACTCAAAGCGCAGTTACAAAACTTATTACAAAGCACGGTATGAAGGGTGCTGAGATTAATAAGATGATGGAGGAAGAAAAAACTTTAACAACTGATGCTCGCTATAAAACATTTA